GAAATGCTTCTGATTGTTCACAATATTCTTGTAGTTTATTTTGTGCAGAATAACCTCTAATTGCAGCAAATAATCTAAGTACCAAAGAATCTTTTTTATTAGCCCATTCAAGTAATGCTTGTGCTTCTTCTTCTAGATCATATTTTCTTGGTCTTCCGCTAGTCTTAGATCCAGCGCCATATTTATTACCTTTTGGAGCAGCATGAAAAAGAACTAAAACAGCAAGAAAATTTGGATAAGCAAATCGTCTTTATTCCTAAATTACCTTTTGACAATGATGACAGCGCAAGAAAAGCTTGAGATATTTTACCCACATAAATTTAGATGCCGTCCTTATCAGATAGATGCATGGAAAGCTTTAGACTCTGGAAAGAAAAGAATAGTATGTGCATGGCATCGTGGGGCAGGCAAAGACCTATTTGCATTAAATTATCTTATTTGGAGAGCATTAGAACAGCCTGCAGTATATCTGCATTGTTTCCCAAAATATAATCAAGGAAAGCGGGCCATATGGAATAGCGTTCATCAAACTGACGAAGGTGAAGCTATGGCTTATCTTGATCATTTTCCAAAAGAGATTGTGAAATATAAAAATAGCTCAGACATGCGTTTGGAGCTTGTCAATGGTTCGATATACTGTGTGATGGGATTGGATGGGAAAAATGCCACGCAAGCTCGTGGAATGAATCCAAGCTTCATTATTCTTTCAGAATACGCTTACATGGACCCAGAAAGCTGGTATACTATTGAGCCGCGGATCTCTCAAAATAGAGGAACCGCAATATTCTTAAGCACGCCAAATGGTCAAAATCATTTCTATCAACTCTGCAATTACGCAAAGAGCCAGCACAACGCGGATTATCATTATAGCTTATTGAGCATCGAAGATACAGATGTTTTGGATAAATCACATATAGAAAAGCTAAGAGGTGAAGGAATACCCGAAGACTTCATTCAACAAGAATATTATTGCTCTTTTACTCGGGGAGCTGAAGGTTCATATTATGGAAAACTTATACAAGCTGCTCGTGATGATGATCGCATTACCTCTCTTAATATTTCTAGTGACATTCTTTGCCATACTGCATGGGATATTGGGATTGGTGATTCTACTGGAATCTGGATATTTCAAATTCTTCAAAACAGCAAAATAAACTTTTTACAATACTACGAAAACAGTGGCGAGGGTCTTGAACATTACATTCGTTATCTAGAAGATTGGAAGAGCAAAAAAGGTGCAATATTCGGTACTCATTATGTACCACATGATATGCAAAATAGAGAGTTTACTTCCGGTGTTGATCGCCTCACGACAGCTAGGCAGTTGGGCATCGCAATGTTGGCAGTTCCTAGGAAGCCGATTGACGAAGGAATACAAGCAGTACGTTCGATCCTTCCACATTGTTCCTTTGATGCAAAGGGATGTGAAAGAGGAATCAAATGTTTAGATTTCTACCGTAAGAAGTGGAATGATTCTCTCAAAGTTTATTATGACGAACCATTGCACGATCAATGGAGTCATGGAGCGGATGCTTTTCGTACGGGCGCAGTAGGAATTAAGGCGTTGAGTCCAGGTTCTTTAGGAAAGCTTTCAGCAGAGTCAATTAAAGAAATGAGACAAAGGAATTTAGGATATTAATATGTTCAAATTTGAATCTTATGATGATCAAAAGAATTTTGAAATGTGGGCTTTTGGCACAACTCCTGTTAGATACGATATAGGAGCCATGCATACATGGAATTCGCTTCATGGAGATTTATGTTTTTTAGATGAAGATGAAATTATAGGAATAAGTTTAAAAAAAATGTATGAATTATATGAAAACCATATGAGTGATAATGGATCTAAATAAAGATACTATTTTGCTTTATATTCAAGAATCTGAAAATAAAATCAGAATAATTGAAAATGACATCATTACTTATCAAGTACGAATAAAGAGAGATGAAAAAGAAATAGATACAATCAAGTATTTCATTGATCAATATAAGAAAGCTTTATCTCTTATTGATAAACCAAAGAGCGAGTGTATTTAGTGTTTTTATATTGCGATGAAAAGACTGGACAGTTTGCATTCGTAAAACCGATAGCTTTAGAGAATAAAGACACACGTCTTTGGAAAGATTTCTTAAGATTTCATGAAGAGCATCCAGAGATATACGAGCATCTGAAGTGCAAATGCTTTGATGCTATTCGAGAAGGTCGCAAAAAGATCGGAATGAAGCTTTTATTCGAATTACATCGATGGATAGATCCTAATGTTAAACTTAAAAAGCTAAACAACAAATACACTGCGTATTATTCACGACTTTTCTTAGAGGAATACCCACAATATCGTGGCTTTTTTGAATTAAGAAAAATCAGAAGAACATAAACATAGGTTTTATATGGACAAACAAATCCGCAAAATTGAAAAAGAAAGTAAGAAAGTTGGAAAAGATTTAAAGCATCTTGAAAAGGCTGATAAAAAGCGAGACAAAGCATGCAAAATGGGCGAGAAGATGATGCATTCGAAAAAAAGAAAATAATTTGCCTAAGATGTGGCGAAAAGTCTTTTCAAGCGAAGATTATAAAATTAAAAGTTAGAGGAAAAGATTTGGAAGGAACGGCTTGGGTGTGTAGCTTTTGCCGAGAACCTTTAATGGATAGTTTTCAGATGAATGAGTTGTTAAAAAAGGCAAAATAAAGAAGGAGCCAACGAAAGCTGACTCCTAGGATCAAACAACAAGAAGGAGCTACTAGACAGCTTATTATTTTTTGTTTAAAGTGACAAGTAATATTTTAAAAATGTGAAATTCACATATTTTATATCTTTTGGTATGATTCTTTCCAATAGGTGAAATATGGAATATCCAAAATATATTGAAATCGACGGAGAAAAATTTAGATTAACGGGTGGTTATTATAAAAAACATATAACTATATTTCTTCATAGATATGTGTGGGAAAAACATAATGGTTTAATCCCAAAAGGACACCATATACACCATAAAGATGGTAATAAATTAAACAATTCGATTGAAAATCTGGAATGTTTATCAGAATCTGACCATCATAAAAGAACATGGCAAGATGATGACGGTACTCAAAGGGAAATTGCTAGAAGTAATATAAAAAAAGCCATCGAATGGAGATATACTGAGGAAGCAAAACCTATAATCAGCGCAAGAAACAAAAAAGCTTGGTTAAATAGAAAATATGAAAAATGTATATGCAAAAGATGTGGAAAAGAATTTGAAAGCAGATTGGCAAAATTAGCCAAATGGTGCACAAAAAAATGTTGTAAAGCATATCACTATGAAAAGGAGAAATTAAATGACGTGGCCCGTATCTAATCCAATAGCTCGTGAATTAGACGACTTTTGGAAGGAAAGCCAGGCATTATGGCAACAGTGGTAAACTAATACTGCCACTTAATCCGCTCTGATTGAGGTGGAACCCCTAACGTAAAGACGAGGGCGACACTGCGCAAGGGTAAAGCTAGCGTAAACGACTGAGGCGAGTGGACACCGAAAGGTGAAGCGACAGTCTGAACATCATAGAAATATGATGAGGAAGGAATAACAAGACTTCCCGCCATTTCAATAATGGTTATAAAGTAACAGATAAAGGGTATGAAGCCGATCTTGATACAAAGATGGCTACTGGACAGCAGGATTATTGGAATACATTCTATAACGTCAACTACCGAAATCAAAAAATCCTTATGTTCAATAAGATCCTTCGTATCATCAATATGATCGGGGGATATCAAAGGGATGGGCGCTTAGCCACAATAGTTTCACCATCAGACAATGATCCAGATAATGGACATACAGCGGATCAATTAACAAAGATTCTTAGTTGGGTTATGAGGCAGGATCAAACTTATGAGAAGATTTCTGATTGCTTTGATGGTTCGAATATCTGTGGCCTTAATCTTTTGCATCTTTGGATTGATTTTAGGGAAGATCCTGAAAATGGAGACATCAGAACGGACAGAATCCCATTCAATTCGTTCTTGATGGATAACTATTGGACAAAGTCAGATCTTTCTGATTGTGACAGAATTTGGACAAGGAAATATATTACTACAAGACAACTTGAGAGTCTTGTTCCTGGAATAAGGAAAGATATTGCATATCTTGGCAAAGGATATGCTGCAAAAGATGGGAAATTTCAGTTTCTTGCACAAAATTGGTATCAATATCAACAGGAAATGTATGCATATGATGAATATTGGGTGCGTGATTATCGAGAGGGATACAAATTACTAGATAGAGTTACTGGTGAAGTAGCTGAATGGAGAGGAAATCGAGAGCAGTTTAGGATGCTTAAACAATTCAACCCTAATGTACAGCTTATTAAGGCATCGATACCTACTATAAAGCTAAACGTCTTGGTTAATAATCATCTAATTTATGAAGAAAAAACTCCATATGGTCTTGATCGATTTCCTTTTGTACCTTTTCTTTGCTACCATTTTCCGGAAGTACAAAACTATGCTTATCGTTATCAAGGTATTGTAAGGAATATTCGTGATTCACAGATTGAGCTTAATAGACGTAGAAACAGATTGCTCGACATCATGGATGCGCAGGTACAAAGTGGTCTTATGGTGAAAGAAGATGCGCTTGTTAACCCTGAAGATGCATTTTTACAAGGGCCGGGTAAGGTATTATACTTCAAACAAACAGCTAATTTGGCATCCGACGTTGCTCCCATCCCTCCGCCACCTGTTGCACAAGGATGGATGGAGCTTATTCAAACGATTGAAAGCGAAATCATGGACATTGTTGGGCCAGAAGAGCTCTTTGCACAGAATATGGGAGCAAAAGAGATGACTGGGGTTCTCATGAAACTTAAGATGGGAGCGGGATTAACTGGGTTAAGGAATATTTTCGATCGTTTGAATCAAAGCCAAATGTATGTCGGCGATATTATGAATGATATGGCTATGAATAATTTTGGGATAGGGAAGATAAAAAAGATTCTGGGAGAAGAACCATCAGAAATTATCCAAAATGTTGTTACCCCGGAAAACCAATTGATGAAGATGGCAGCTAGTATGTTAAAGTACAATTGTGCTGTTGAAGAAGGTGAATTAACATCTACTCAAAGGCAATTACAATTCATACAAGCTTTGCAGATGAAACAATTGGGTATACCAATTTCCAATAATTATATCTTGGAAAAGAGTACATTGCAGGGCAAAAAAGAGATTATCGAAGATATTCAGCAGCAAGAACAGCAAGCACAACAACTCCAGCAGATTGAAGCAAAGCAAGCTTTGGAACAACAAGAAATACTTACCAGATCTATCGAAGCTAAAGCTCAGAATGACTTTGCTGCGGCTCAAGAGAGAAAAGCGCGTTCTGTGTCTGACATTGCTCTTGCAAAAGAGAGAACATCTCAGGCGGTTCATGACCGTGCATCTGCTGCATTAGAGAATGCAAAAGCTTTAAAAGAGCTCGATGAAATGGATGAGAACAGGTTAATAAAACTTGCTCAATTCATTATCGACTTACAGATGAAGCAAAAGCAAATGCAAGGTTCAGAAGAAGGAGATTCTATAGAAGAATCATTAGCTTTAGGTGAGCCTGTAGAGGAGGCAAAGCAAGAAAGCGAGCCGTCTAATTTTCAGAAGCAATTAGCTTCTGCAAGTCAATAAAGTTTCATCTAAAATTCACATTCATATATAAAAGTAGATAGGATCGTGACATCTTAAAGATGGAGAAAGCAATGAAATACAAGCTTTTAAATAAAACAACAACAGAAGTCGAAGAGGAAAAATATGGCCTAAGAGCGCCGCTACGTATAAGCAAAACATTTGCATTATTTATGGTTACTGCATTTGTTTCTATTATGCTATTTGCTGCCTTTGAAGAACCTGTGATTCGTTCCAAATTAAATGCTGAAGATGGGGCCGGTACATACTGGACATGCAGCAATTGTGGTTCTTCGAATAAGTGTTATGAAATGAGCTGTTCTAATTGTGGGACTTGTCGTTAAATTTTAAACAAAAAAAGGAAAATTTTATGAAAAACTATCTATTATATTCTGCTGCTTTATTAACTTTTTCTGCGTGTTCTTCAGGAAAACATCATTCTTCATCTGGATCAGGGAAACAATTTTCTTCTCATTTTCATTCTCATGCATGCAATGAAAAATGCTATCCAGGAATTGCCTACGATGAATCTTGCCAAGCTGTCGAGCTTGCTATAGATCCTGATGTTAAATATGCAATGGAGAATTGGTTTGCTGGCAAATGTCGTGATTTAACTGAAGAAGAGATAGAGCATGCATCAGATGGTGATGGTTCGGGATATCACGACAGCCAGGATGCTGCTGAAGATTCAAATAAATTTGCTTCGGATACCGAAGTTTTCCAAATGGATGATGGCACTATGATCATTATAGAAGATAATGAGGTTAGTGTTGCATGAGGAAAAAAGGAGATATGGAAACTCATAAAGCATCGCCTAATATGAAAAAATTCTTCAATAGACTTGCAGATCTTAAGAAAAGAATCAAAGAAAGATCTGAAGAAACCGGGGATGAATTCTTGGAAGAAATCTATGAAGAATTTCAAAGTATATATAAACCTGAACATATAGATTTTGAGGAAGATTAAAATATGCTCGTTCCTGCAATTATGATTGTCACATGTATGATGATATCGGGTGAAATTGAAGGTTGTGTTGAAAACGTTAAACCAGACGGAACATATCAAGTAGGACCGGATGGATGTATAGATGTCAGATATAGGATTGGATCAGCTACCAAATTGGTACATTTTAGTATATGATTGGTTTATCGGTTACAAAATGACATAATTTTGAGTCTACTTGCATATGACGTGTTTTTATGTCAATAACATTGAAATGACGACTAATCATGTCCTGTAATATACGTACATTAAGCCGATTTTATGCTGAGGAAATATTGAAGCTTAGGACAATCCATGCTGCTTATGCTAGGCAAACAGAGATCGAAGGATTAAGTAAATATAGCCGTCCGAAAGACGAAGAGATAAACTTATTATCTAGAGAGATTTTTCTTATAAAGAATACACAACAGATAAAGTAATAAATGGATTCAATAGAATATGATAAACTGGTGGAGTTGCTTGGGTTTATAAATAAAGAAATGGAACGAGCCTATTTCAACAAAGAAAAATACAGAGATAGTCTGACTCCAATGAATAAAGAAATATTTTGGAATTATAGCGGAGAACTTTTCGCATATGCAAGTTGTTACAAGAAATTAATGTGTATAATGGAATTAGATAAGGAATAAAATATGATACCCGACTTTTTCTATTGGCAGTGTCCTCAATGCAAACAATACCAGCCAATCTATTATAACTATGGAATAAAGTGGATGCTATGTTGTGGAGCATACTGGACGTTTAATGATAAATAATATGCAAATAATAGGATTTATTCTGGGAGTAATAGTAGGCTGTTTGATTCTTCAAACAATTTTTATAATAAAAATATACTGCAAAATAAAATGGAAATAAAAATGGAATGGATAACGAACCAATGTGCGAACAATGTGGAAGTAAAGAAAATATTGTGATAGGAACAAATCCATTTAAATCAAGTGAAAATCTGTGGTTATGCAATGATTGTCAATTTATAGAATTTTCAAAACTAAAAAATGTAAAGAATTTCGACCCATTCAAGCTATGTTGTGAGGGCACTGAAAATTTTAAATTTCAAGGTGTTGATCGAGACTGTATTGTGAGCAGACTTTCATCACAAAATAACGAAACATAGGATCTATTATCAGACCAATGAGGTTTAAATGAAATATAGTGAAGTTCAATTAGATGGAGAGTCAGCAATTAGACAGGCTGGCATGACTGCCGATGATTATCTTTCAAAGGCATATAAAATCTTAGAAGACGGATATGAAAATTGGTCTGTAAGAGATGCTATTGAATTAGCTAAAGTAATGGCACAAGACTTTCACACAACCATGATGTGTATGAAAATGCAAGAAATAAGAGATGCAATCAATGCAAAGGAATGATTGTATGGAGACCCATAAAGCAACTCCAAATATAAAACTTTTTTTAATAATTTAGCGGAATTAAAGAGAACTATAAAAGAACAGTATGAAAAAACTAATAATGAATTTCTTGGGAAAATATACGAAGAATTCCAGAGAATATATAAACCAGAGATTTATTTTTATGAACCAAATATGCTATCAGTGCAATTTATCCTTTAAAGAAACATCTATCCAATATAATCGTCGGGAGAGAAATAACGGGCCAAAAATATGTCAAGGATGTTATAGAATAAATCATGCAGAAAGAAGATATACAGAAAGACTGCAAAAAAAAGAAAAGTCGATTGAACAGACACTTTACGAAAAAGTAATATTGTTAAAGAAGCAATATAAAAAGATAAGTATACCATTTCTAATCAAGGAATTTAAAATAAGTTACCATGAAGCACGTGTCCTGGCAGATCGACTTGAACAAGGAAAATCGCATGTCTAACATAGCTATTCATGAAAACGAAGACAAGAAGATAATAGCTAAAATTCAACATTTCTATGATCTTTTATCGGAAAGAAAAAAAGGATGTATAGCCGATTCTACTGATGATGTAGAATATGAGTTAGAGATCCTTACAAGTCATTACGAAAGAGTTTTTGGCGATCTTATCTATAAGTCGAATTAAAACTCCGAGTGTAGGATTCGAACCTACGACCAATTGATTAACAGTCAACTGCTCTACCACTGAGCTAACTCGGAATAAGATTAACTTTGAATTGAGAATATTTATTTAATGATATTTGTCTTTCTGATTGAATTTCATTAGAAGGTATTTCATACATATCTATTTCCGAAGTCACTATAAAAACTATGTCACAATTGTTTTGATCAAACTTCTTTATTGAAGAGTTCGGTTGATTTCCTCCAGAAGTTCTGATCGATGCCGAAAAAACTCCATATTTCGTTTTAAAAGAACAAGATATAACCTTAATCTTATAAAGATTTTTTCCGTCGTCATATATCAGATTATACTCACATGGAGCTAATGGAATGCTAATCATCCCTCTAAGTGAATAAAATGATATTGCAACACCAACTGCTCCCTTCCCTCTAATCTCTTCATTCATGAGAAGAGACTAACATACCATTCAAAAAAACACAAATATATAAGTAATTAAAAAATATTCTTGTATTTACTCTGAAATACTGTTATTTCTTATATGTAAAGTTAAAATTTTAGCTTTACTTTTCTTTTACGGAGGAATTATGCCAAAAGAACGATCAAGAGCTGATGCGAATAGCATCAAGCAAAAAGATCCCGATCATGGTCCCCCAATGATTGAAGGGGCACACCATTTCGATAAAGGGTATGACTCTGATGAGGAACATTTTTCTCCAAGAGGCGCATATCCAGACAATCATATGAGGGGAAATCCTTATATGAAACTGCAGAATGAAATTGTTCATCGTGATTCTAAAAAACTTAACAGAGAAAAGTTTAGTAAGATTGCATGACAATTCATATTCCATATCAATCATCTGGGCAGCAACTTGGTGAAACTCGTCAAGCGATGACAAAACGCTTGATGAAGGATCTTGAAACCATCATCGATGCAAATCAGCATCGTGAAGGCAAGTATTACATCATGTTTCATGCCAAACCTTGGCCAAAGCATCCAAATATTATCAAAATAAAGCCGATTGGTTTTACCAAAAAGCCACCTATGATGCTCTCTTGCATCCTTTTTGGGATTGATAACCAGACGGGATCTTTGACTTTAGAGTGGGCACTTCCTGGAGATTGGCCAACATGGTCAGTTGGTGGAGCAAATGAACCTGTTCCTGAAGTGATAGCTTCAGTGACAAAGGCTGGCGTGAAATATCACTACGATGATTTTCTGCCGTCTTAAAAAAATTTTGTCACAACTATCAAGTAAATTTTTCAAGTGTCGCCGACTCAAGGGCGTAACTAAAACCATTTTCCCGATGTCAAGAAAATGGTCTTCAATTGGGCGTAAGGGCACAGTCGCCGTGTGCAAAGGGTATATATGACAGAAACAGAAATTGCAAAAGAGGAAGTTGTTCAGGAAGAACAAAAAATAGTCGAAGAAAAACAGGAGCAAGTATCTCAGGAAGCATCTGTAAAGAAAGATGTTGATATCAACTGGGAAAGAGCAAATGAAGTTTTACGTCTTCAGAAACAGCGCATTGAAGAGCTTGAGGCAAGAGTTGCAAAACAAACGCAGCCCACGCCAGAAGAACCAGATGAGCTGGATAAATTAGACCCTTCAGACTACTTAACAGTGCAACAAGCACTGAAATTAGTCGATAAGAAGGCTGAAAAGAAAGCTGAATCTAAAGCCCGTCAAGTTGTCGAGGAGTTTGCAAGTCAGCAAAGAGTCGTACAAGACGAGCAAAGGATGCGGTCTAAATATGAAGATTTTGACTATGTAATAGAAAATTTTGCAATTCCGATGATTAAAAACGATCCAGCCTTGGCGCACAAGATTCAAATTTCCAAGAATCCTGCTGAGGCGGCTTATAAGTTGGCAAAAATATCAGATGAGTACGAGGAAAGTATGGGAAAACAGCAAACCAGTCCGAAGGCAGAAAAGATTATGAAAAATGCCCAAAGACCGGTGTCCTCTAATGCTGTTAGCACATCTCTTAAAAATCAAGCTGATGATTATTCCAAATTAAGTCCGCAGCAGATTTGGGAAATGTCTCAAAAGTACGCTAGGGGAGCTTAAAAGAGGTTTTAAATGACTATAACTACTACAAATGCTCTACCAGCTCCAGTACAGCAATGGTTTGATAACGTTTTGTTATCAAGACCAATGCCAAAGCTTATTCATAAGCAAATGGCGCTGAAAAAAGAGCTTCCTCCAAATAGCGGTCGTATTGCTCGTTATCGTCGATATACGAACTTGCAAACAGCGACTGTACCATTACCAGACTCAGGTTTAACACCTCCAGGTCAGGTATTAAATGCCGTCGACATAGATGCCAGACTTGATTGGTATGGCACCTACGTGACGATCACGGATCAAGTTATGTTCATTAACCAAGATCCTGTCCTCAATCAAACAGTATCCTTACTAGCACAAAGTATGCGTGAGACTGAGGATGAACTTATCCGTAACATGTTAGCATCTACTGCATCAGTAATCAATGCTACAGGCGGAGTTAATGGAGATAATCCAACAGAACTTTCAAGAAGCGATATTGATGCTGTAGTGCTCGCCCTTCTTGGCAATGATGCCATGATGATCAGTGACAATATCGAAGGTACTTTGAAATTCGGTACTGCTCCTGTAAGAGAAGCTTTCTGGGGTATGATGAATACTGCAATTCTAGACGACCTAGAATCTGTCGTTGGATTCATTTCTCAAGCGCAATATCCATCAAACATGAACATATTGAATGCTGAATGGGGTTCTGTCGGTAACGTTAGATTCCTATACAGCTCCAAAGGTTCTTTGAATCTAGCTGCCTCTCTGAATGGAAACACTGTTTACAATGTTTTCATTACAGGTCAAGAAGCATATGCAATTGTAGAACTAACAACTGCTACAGCAAGCTTTATCTATACACCTCCTGGTGGACCAACCGATCCACTTCGCAGGTTGCAATTGGGTGCTTATAAATTCGCGCAAGTTCCACGGATATTGAATGACGCATGGATATTCAATCTCCGCACAACGCACTCATAGGAGATAAATTATGCCATTCGCAGAACATTTCATGTTACAAGGACAATTCACAGTACCAGAAACTTTTGATGCCACTCATCCTTTTTCTGTTTGTGTACCTACTGGGTTTTTGCCCACAAAGATACACCTTAGAAATCAGACACAATGGGGTCAAACAGGCACTGGTAACCAGAATATCCAAGACATTTGGTGGGATTATACAAGCCCAAATAATACCAATGGAACCAATTTAAATGCGGCTGGAACAGCTTTATTGCCTTTCCAGATCAACCCATTATCGGCCAATCCAAATGGTATTATAGTATATGACGGTACCCAAAGCATAAAACTTGGTCCAGCCATTGTTGGTACGACGATTGTAAAAGCGACAAACGTTTTTACAACATCGACAGCTCACGGCTTCCAAGTTGGTGATACAGTACAGATCACAAACAACGCAGTAATGCAGCAAATTGGTGGTATGTGGTTTACAATTGCCACTGTTCCATCAACAACAAGCTTTACAGTTGTTGCAAACTTCATAAACACAGCTAATTTCACGCAAGAGACATCTTATGTCGTGAGAAAGGTGATTGTTGGTCCTCTGTTCTATCCAGAAAGGATTTGGATTACTGGTATTACCCAGGCAAGTCCAATGGTTGTAACAACATCGCCAAACCACAGATTAACTGTTGGTCAGCAAGTTAGATTAAGAGTGCCAGCCGTATTTGGCATGGTCGAAGCTAACAATTTGCAAGGTGTGATTACTGCCGTAACAGCTTCAACATTCACATTGGGTGCTGTAGCAAATACAAACAATACCGGAATAGATTCTACTGCATTTACTGCATTTGCATGGCCAGCGGCGACCGCTGTTCCATTTACTCATGCTTATGTAATACCAATGGGATCAGGACCAAGTGTTGTTCCTATAAGCTATGTTAACACCAACTCTTACAATGTCGACGTTCTTGATGATGCGACAACAAACGAACAATTCCAAGGTTTCTGCGTAGGAACCGGAGTGTTCATTGTGTCTGCAGCAGGAGCGGTCGGCGTGACAGCCGGAGATCTTTTCTCCTGGACTGCTTGGAGAGCTGATATCTAATAGGTTGGGGACTTTTTGTCCCCTCCCTTTATTTGAGGATTTATGAGTTTTGCTCCTGCCAGAGTTCCAATTTCAGCTATCTCAAATTCTGATCCTGGCGTGGTAACGACCTCAGTAAACCACAAGTTAACGACAGGACAAGTCGTAAGATTACATGTACCAAAGAATTATGGAATGGACGAGCTGAACAATATTTTATGCATTATCACTGAGCTGTCTGGAACTCAATTTAGTATCCAATATTCGCAAGTTCCACCACAACAGAACATCAATACTACGAATTTTGCATTATTTGTTATCCCATCTAATCCCAGTTTCACAGCAGAAGTTGTTCCAGTTGGATCAGGTCCGACACCGCTAACAAATACAATCCCCCAGCAGACTAACAATGTATGCGATTCACTGCTAGGAGATGCAACTACAAATATTTCAATTTAAGGAGAATATTATGGCAAAAATGATCGTCCCACAAGAGATAAAAAGAGATCCTCTAGTACATCTAAAAATCAACAAAACTCCTGTGAACAAAGACTCTATTGAGGCAATGACTCCAGAGACAGATAAAAAAGTTACAGGAACTTTTGTCAATATCGAATGTCCGGGTCAACCAGGGAAAGTATGCGGAAAGTATTACAAAGGAATGGAATATTTCACAAAAACTTTCGAAGACCAAGAACAAGCAACTATTCCTTACTCAGTAGCTCGTTGGATAAATGAACGTTCCGGTTATGACCAGCATAGTTACCTTCAAGATGAACGAGGAAATCCAATAAAAACAGGCAAGAAGCAGCCTAGATATAAATTCATGATTGAATCGATGGTTGCATAATGTCTGTTTGGGATCTGTCTCGCATTCGATATACCGTTAGAAAGCTAGCTGGAAAATTTGACGAGAGTCAATTACCAGATACCTCACCACTTCCTGGTGCTGTCAGTGTTTCTAATCCTCCCGGTATTGATGACTATATTAATGATTTTTATCTTTACGATATGCCAGAGCATCTTCGTACTCTGAAACTTAAAGAATTCTTCATTTTTAATACGATTCCGAATTGTGGGACATATTCTTTACCCCAATATATCTTCCAACTAGAACCTCCTATCTACATAGACAACTACCAATTCGCCTGGTATCAGTCTCCAGATATCTTTTATCGGATATGGCCAGAGTTAAACTTCATAGATCGAAATCTTTTCGACCCAGATGGAGTAACAACCAGCTTTACTTTTACTTTAACGCAAACTCCTGTTCAGCAAGGAACAGTCGTAATTGGATTACAGCCAAATATTGATGGTAATCCGTCTCCACCCCTAGAAACGTTTACTGATCAAGATCAGCCAATCCCTTTAGATCTTCCAGCGCAACAGTTTTTTGTTAATCCAGGTACACTCACAGGAAATCTAGGTGGCACAGGAACTGTAGATTATCTTACTGGTGCCGTGACTATTAATTACAATAGTGCTCCTCCTATCGGCACCAACTCTTCATGCCATTATCATCCATATGTCGCAAGCCGCCCACGCGACATTATGTTTTTCCAACAGCAATTATTCCTACGACCGATCCCTAATGATACCTATGCGGTAAAATTGCTTGCTTATTTTACACCATCTGTCGTTTTAAATGCAGCAACTAATTCAGCTTCAAGGGCCGTTTTCAACACTACTACTAACGAAATACAGGGCTTTAATGGTGCTGATTTTTCTCTACAGGACCTTCCTCAATTCAATGAATGGTGGCAGATGATTACCTATGGGGCGGCTATAAAAATACTAGTGGAAGAAGGTGATTACGAAGAGGCAAACCGATTGAAACCGATATTTGAAGAACAAAAACTTTTAGCACAGAGAAGAACATTGAAACAATTATCAAATCAGAGAATTCAGACTCCATATGCAGAAAATGTAGGTGGTCCTGCTTTCCCAATATTCCCAATCTATTGAGGTATTCATGGTTGTAATTAAAAATCCCAAACAATACATCGACAAAACAAAAAGAAAAGGCAAATTAACAAACGTTCCTATGGGAGAAAGAGGTCATGAGTCTTCCGGTAAACTGACAAAGAATGGTCAAGTATACAAAAACGATCTTATGGATACAGATTTAACTTCTCAAATAGCAACAAGACGTAAGTTAAAAGGGATGAGAGATGGCTAATATTTATAAAGATATCCCACAAGCCAGCGATATTTTATCGCAAAGCCAAAAGGATATAAGAGCTAATTTCGACTATTTGGCAAATACTTTAGGAACTTCTTTAAAAAGCGGTGACCATCAAATTGCGATTAACGGGGTCGATACTACGACATTTGAAGGAAGACATCGCCAAATTAGCTTAAATAACAGAAGCGGAGGACCGCCAACAGTAGCGGGTATTGGTGATGGCACAGATTCTTTAATCTACTCAAGCAATGGAAATTTATTTTTTGGAACAGCATTAGGTGCCGGAGCATTTCAACTCACCACATTCAATGCCGGAGCAAATTTTGGACTGCAAAATATTTATCAAGTCGGACCTCCTCAGCTATCTGGAGGTTGGACATTTCTTCCGGGAGGATTGATTCTTCAATATGGAAAAAACGATGTTGCAGCATCTATCAATACATATACATTTAATTTTCCATTCGCTTTTCCAAATAATGTATTCAATATTCAAATAACTCCCTTTAGAGCCGCTTCTAATCCCGGAAATGACAATGAATTTTGGGTAGTATCAGGATTTACAACCTCCCAATTTCAAATTTTTAATAAAGGTGCGCATTCATTCCAATTCATGTGGGTAGCAATAGGAAACTAATGGCTTATTAACCTTTCTAAGTAACTCCATATAAAAATTCAGGGCTAAAAAAAATGGTATAAACCTTGGCTTATCGGTAAAACGGCTTTCCCAAATATTACTGATGCTTATGCAAGACGAGGAGTAATACGTAAAAGAGAAGGATACAGGATTTTAGCTCCTTTACCTGCTGGCGACAGCCCTGTACAAGGATTAAAAAACTGGGTAAATCCTAGCACTCTTGGAGAAAGACTGCTAGCTTTTAGTCTAACAAAATCATATCTATTCGATGACGGTACTCAAACATTCAATGATGTTACATT